TAAGTTGGAACTGCAATCTTTGGTAACGACATAATATACTCCTATTATCCTAATCCGATATTTGTGATTGGACCCAGCAATCTGTCTCTTAGGTCTCCGTATCCCGATCCCGGGTTTCTGCGGTAAACATCTATAACTTGACCAGCACCGGCAGCGTTTTCAACGTTTTCTATGCCGAATGTAGAACCCAATATGTCTGCTGCTTGGTCAACGGCAACTCTTCTGAACTCTTTAGGATCAGAAATACGCACAACATCTCTAGCAAACTTTCTAAATCTCACCCACGGCGGATCGACTGGCTCGACATACTGAGTTTGTGTGACTGTGTAATTGTTAATTATTCTGTTTTGTTCCCATGTATTCTCGGAAGATTTATCAAACTCTATGGCAGCTCTGCGAGATGTTTCATAATATTGTTTATACCACAATTCTATAGGATCAACCCATTTCTTAAATGCCATTCTAACATTGATAGTCATTACCGTATTGCCGGGCACAGAACCCATCTCATTTGCAACTATTTCTACAGGATAGCATTCTAAGCATTTTCTATAATAGATGCTTTGCTCTGTATCTGTGTTTCTTAAACCAGAAGCAGGCACATACGACCTATTTGGGTGCTCTTCTGGATTGTCTAAAAATATACCGGCTAGCTGGCTATAATCATTAATACTATTAGGAATAGATATAATAGTAACATTAAATGGTTTAGCGTAATTATTATAAAAATTTGCGCTATTAGTCAAAGGATCCATAACTTGATCTTGCCAATACTTAAAATACATAGCCTCGTACATATCTGTACTGCACAGAAATTGAAGGTTTAATTCTTGAGAGAATATTTCTCTATTAGGCATTCTCGTTGGCACATTATAAACAGTAAAGTCCTGTGTACCAATTCTACGACCAGGAAACGTAGTCGCATTACATGTTAATGCCAATCGCTTAACGTGCGTTGCATAGTCTGTACCTTGAGGAAACTTGGGTCCACTTATGAAAACAACAAACCTGTTACTTCTTTGAAAGCCATAACTAGACGCATGGCTAACAATATCTTGAATCATAGATTTTGGATTATTATTTGCCATTTAGTTCTTTCTATTTAACTTTCGTATACTTTCTGACCAAACTCTATCTTTATTCTTCTTCTTGAAGTTCTCTACAGGTAACCCACTCACTGTTATCCAACTATCAGACGATATTGGTATCATGTCACCTATATTAGCTGAAATGTACCGCTTTATGCAAACTGCCGCGTGTTTAGATCTAGAAAAAGACTTAATTAGTTGATAACTCAACCGTATCTTATCTTCTGCTTTGTTCTTACCAAGATTCATCAAAGCCGCAAGTAATTGAGATCTTTCCATTCTAGGTAAATAGTGTAGATTTAAGCCAAGAAACCCGTCTTTCGTAAAATCTATAATGAATATTAATGGATATGCGTCGTAATATTCTAGATCTTGAGCCGTCTTTGGTGAGTATTCCATCAGAAACATTCTACCGGGTTCTGGTATAGGCGAAGACTTTGCTCTATTATTCGTTGTTCTTATTTGCTTAACTTCACTGTAATACCACATCAAAGACCGATAGCTGGCAAGGTCAGTTTGATCTGCCCTTGATACTCTCTTTCTAAGGTTATCGACTATTTTATTGATCATTTTTCTTTCCGAATATAGTCTTTTCTGTGATAACCGTAAACTTCCAATCTTTCTGCTCACAGAGCTTCTTTGCAGCTTCCCATTTACTATTGTTTATGATCCAATTTTGCATGTCATATGCGTATTTCTTATTGATCTTATCTGGTTTCTTTGGTTCTACTGTTTGATAGTACGGTTTAACTTCTATTAACCTTTCTGATATTATGCCATTTTTGTCTTTGATTTTCACCCAGAAATCTACGAAATACCTATGATATTTGCGATCGAGTGGATTCAGATATGGTATGGGAAATGGTTCAAGGCTCCATGATATAACGCTTGGATTGAAGTCAAAATACTCACACAATTTACGTTCCCAAAGTGATCGCCACCGAATGTTATTCGGGTCACCACGATACTTAGAAGGATTGCGTATAGTATAAAGGCCACTATAGGATTTGTTATTGCTCATCTATTAAAGTATTTATCTCCGAATATTATAAATAAGTTATATGAGCTTTCAACCCATCAACTTACCAGTTGGAACATCACCAATACCAGGCGTAACCTCAAAGAAAAATATAAGTCTGAACTCAGTTTCAGTAACACCAACACCAGATATACCAGAAGATTTTAATAGAGATTCTGTTTTATACGACAAGAATTCCAGTAAATATAGCAAAATACAGAATGGCTCTGTTAGTATGGACTCTGTTCTAGAAGCTCTTTCACCTAGCGACAAAGTAAATTTATACTCATTTCCAACCGAACTCCACTTTCAAGACGAATTATCTAGATTTCCGTTTGTTGAAATAACAGCATATGATGTTAAGGAATCTGCGTTTGAAAGTGTATACAATCAATTTGATTCTAGTGGAAACACTTCAAATGAAGAGTCGTTAAGAGCCCAACAAAACTTCAAAAACGCAGAGGGGTTCCTTGAAAAGGCAAAGTATGCTCTTAATTTCGCAGTAAGCACGGCAGATCAAACATTTGTAAGTGCAGGCACCCAAGTATTGATTACCGCACCCATACTCAAAGAAAATACTCGTCTTAGAAATAAGAAACTTACGCCACTAGTTAAAATGCGGCTGCCAGCGCCACCAAATCTAGAAACAAACTATTCGCTAAATTATGCCGATAACGAGGGTGTCGGATCAGCTCGAAAGGCAGCAGAGATTATTAATGCGGTTGGTCCCAATGGCATTGGTATACCCAATTATATTATTAAGCAAGGCGCTGCATCTCTTATAAACGGCGTCATTACTAGCATACTCGGCAAAACAAATGGTGTAAGTGATAGTATACTTTCTGGTACACCTGACGTTGAAGGCTATATTAGATTTCAATCTAGAACAATACCAATCCCCATGGTCGAATATACGTTCGAAGGCATAGATCGTCGAAAGTTCAATTTTACATGGAAAATGTATGCCAAGTCTTCAGTAGAGGCAGCCGAGATTTATAATATAATTTACAACATCAAGAAATACGCCCACCCTAGCGCATTACTGCACCAAAATGCATCTGGCGGTACATCTTCTTTAGACAAGTTTTATATTAGATATCCTAAAATATTTACATTAAAACATCTATATCTAAATGGTAATAAAATAGTTGAAAACTTATATATCAATAGAATAAAGCCATGTGTTATCACTGATATCAAAGTAAACTATACCGATAGTAATAGTTTGGTTCTATTTAACGAATCAATAAGAATAAATGGTAATGAAAACTATAGATCACCTATAGGTCTAGAATTGTCAATATCTCTAACAGAACTAGAACTTCTATTTGCCGAAGACTTCGACGTCAATAGCCAAGCAACCGATTTGTTCACCGAGGGAGGATATTAATGTACAAGAACTTTCCGGTAACAAACTACAGATACGACGATCAAAATAATACTAAACTGGTTGCTAATATAATGCGGAACGTAAAGTTCACTGATCATTATACAAAAAATAGAGGTCAGCTTTTTACAGAATATTTGGTAAAAGATAGTGATAAACCAGAAAGCATAGCCAATAAAGTATATGGTGATCCAACTCTTTATTGGGTTATACTAATATTCAATAACATATTTAATCCATATTTTCAATGGCCGCTTAACAGAGGTGAGATAGAAGGGTTAATACAAAGTAAATATTCTGGTTCTGCAATTTACATGGCTCTTAATTCTAGTATTCTACTAAATGCAGATGGTGTTACTAAACTATCAATAAAGAATGGCTGGTTTGTTACTGGCAATACAATAAAGTATATGTTAAATGGTATTGAGCAATGGGAATCTACTATATTAAGCACAGATAAGAATTATAATTGTATAATATGCGAAACAGTGCCGCAATCTGAACTTGGCGGGTACTTGGTATCAACAAACAAAGATGGTATAGAATTCAGAATGAATGTAGGTAGAATAGTATTTGATAATACTTATGCATTACACCATTTTCAAGACGATGATGGATACACGATGGACCCATATGAAGGGTTAATTGGAAATAATATAAACACAACTCAATTCCCATTGTCTAATTACATAGACGGCGGAGATTTATATTCTGTGCCTAATAGGCAGCACGAAGAAAACATTAACGACCTTAAACGAAAAATTTATATTTTAAGACCAGAATATCTGTCTTTAGTAAACGAAAGTTTAAATAATATATTAAATGAGCAATAAAACAGAATTACAATATCCGGGTCAAATTGAATTAGAGGACGTTTCTATTATTTCGTATAATAAGATGGTCCTTGATTTGCGGCCATATTTGATGAGTCTTGTTATACGTGAAAGTATGATAGACCTGTTTGTGCAGGCATCTTTGACATTAGCAGATTCGTTAAATCTTGCAAGACACTTACCTATTATTGGTAACGAAATAGTTCAAATTACTTTTTCTACACCAACAAGAACTAGAATAACATTCAAATTTAACGTTGGTCGTATTTCTCGTAGAGTAGGCGACGAAAAATCAATAAACTATAATCTTGAATTGATTAGCTGTAATATGTTTAATGATTTGCAGCATAAGTTTAGTAAGTCATATTTTTCTACAATTGATGACATTGTGTACGACATATGCCAAACATATTACGATAAGAGTTACAAGTTTAATATATGGAAAACAAACGTCAAAAAGAACTTTGCTTTACCATATTTGCAGCCATCTAACTGCATAACTCAACTATCCGAAAAATGCTATGATATGCTTGGTAATACTAACTTTGTGTTTTATGAAGGTATAGACAATAGTTATAACTTTAGACCTTTCTTTGATACTACTAAATTGCCCGTAAGAAAGTATTCTCAGTTTCAACCTAGCGCGCCCGGTTCTTTCTTGGCAAATTCAGAAATAGAATATTCTCGTATTAGAGAAATCGAAATATACGAATCTTCTGATGCTGTTAAAAATATAACAAACGGTGTGTTTTCTTCTGAATCTATGTTCATAGACAGCTTCGATAAATCATATAAGCGGCTAAAATATTCTTATAACAAAGACTTCTATAATTACTATCATATCAACAAATATGGTATATTGCCTGTATTCAACGAAAATCTATCATCAAAATATGATAGTTATACAAAAACAGTACCAAATACCAGTTATAGTTATGATAATTCCCAATATAACGATAGGCTTCAAGACTTTGTTCAAAGGCGCCAAAGTAGTATAAACGCTTTCGATTCATTTAAAGTCGCAATAAATACTTTCGGTGATACTAATATAAGACTTGGCGCTAATGTATATCTTAATATACAAACTAATGCACCAACTAATTTACCAACAGAAGAAATGAACGATCAATATATTTCTGGTATATATTGCATATCTAGAATAACTCACAAAATAACAAGAGATAACTATAGCACAGACCTTTTGCTTGTTAAAGATAGTATGGCATCACGATACCCAGACGGAAAAATAACATGAGTAATATATTTGGTGATGTTCTTAAGTGGTGGGAAGGTGTTGTCGAAGATATAGACGATCCGATGAAGTCTGGTAGAGTCAGAGTTCGAGTATTTGGTTATCATACAGATGACAAATCTATGTTGCCAACAGAAGATTTACCGTGGGCACAATGCATAATGCCAATTACTACTGCTGGCGTAAATTCTATAGGTACTACACCATCTGGGCTATTACCAGGATCTTGGGTAATAGGATTTTTCAAAGACGGTGATTATGCTCAGCAACCAATTGTAATGGGTTCTATTATAGGTAGACCAACAGAAAGACCAAACTATTCTAGAGGCTTCTCTGATCCAAATAGTTATTATCCTACACAAGATGTTATTGGTGAAAGCGAGGTTAGTCGCCTAGCCAGAAATGAAAAGATAGAAGAAACTATCGTTAAATCTAGAAATGATAGTAGACAAAAAAATGTTCTTGGTGCATTAAATAACGATTTGTGGGATGAACCAACCGTGCCATATGGGTCGCAGTATCCGCATAATAAAGTAACAGAAACAGAATCTGGCCATGTATTTGAAGTTGACGATACGTTAAATTATGAAAGACTTCTCAGATATCACAAGTCTGGATCGTTTGATGAATATCAACCAGATGGTTCTAAAGTTCAAAGAATAATTGGTTCTAACTACGAAATTATATCTGATGGCAGTAAAGTACTAATCAAAGGCCCTAAAACAGAGAATATAACTAACAACTACAATCTAAAAACAGGAAATAATCTAAACATAGAAATTCAAGGTAATGCTAATATATTAGTTTACGGTAATAGCGTAACAGAAACTTTGGGTAACGTCATACAGAAAACTAAGGGATCTCATACTATATCTTGTGAAGGTAATATGATATTAACGGCAAAGAGAATTGACCTAAATCCCGCTTCACCAAAGCCATCTGATGTTCCAGGAATAGTCGATGATTCGCCAAGTTTGGATTATGCTATCTATAACAGACTATTTTCTGAAAAGTCCAAATTAGCAAGACTGTCTAAATCTATATCGAATACAATAAACAAATTACCATCTATCAAATCATCAGAAGATAAGAGTACGGCGATATCATCTAAGATTCAATCGGTTATAAAGAGAATGTTTGGAGCCTAAAATGCCAGACGATTTAACAACATTAGGTAGTTTATCTCCTTGCCAAATAAAGAAGCAGCTCAAGGATTTCGAGAAAGAAATCCAAGATTTGTTTAACTTAGAAGCTAGAAAACAAGATATAGACAATGCCATTGAAAATTTAGAAGGCCAATTGTCTGCTTTAAAGACTGGTATTGAAACGCAAATCGAAAATGAAATAGATTACTACGAAAAGGGAATTCAATCTGGTATAGATACTATTAAAGAAATACCGGAATATTTTGAAAATAAGGCAGCCGAACTAGAAAAGAAACTAAAGGATATAGACGATCAAATAAGGAAGCCTTGTGATGAGTAAATCGATTGACTATTTTTCTTCTTTAAACGGATCTACTTTTGCACCATCTTCAACAGAAAGAGCCTTTATACAGGTTGTTCAAGGCCCTGCTGGTACACAAGGTGATTCTGGTGCAGACGGATATGCAGTTTATTATGGCATGACTGCGCCACCTGCAACTGGGGCATTTGATGGTTTGGTGTGGGTTAAGACTAACAGTGGCAAAGGATATGTATACCTTTCTACAGAAAACAGTTCTCAGTTCGTTGATATATTTGCGGGTGGTGAATCTGTAAATTCTATTTCAGAATTCAATTTTCCAACCGGACCATTAACTGGTGACATATATACATTTGAAAATAGAGAATGGAAATGGTCTGGATCAGCGTGGGATTATATTTCTGGCGCATCTGGTAGTTCTATTAATTTAACGATTGGGTTAACTGCACCAACAAGCATATATGGTAGTTTTTGGTATGATATATCTGGTGGCGCCCTACTTGTTGGTATCAAGGACGCTGGTGGCAACGAGGTATTTGTAGAGGCATAAATGATAATTTCACCATTAGATAGCAGTGTTATTAAAATTGGCCGTGATGCATTAGAGTTTGGTGCGGCTAACATCAAATCACCCACGTTGCCGTTTTTAAATAGAGTCACCATACAAAATGTTTCTGGTACTTCTTATATTGATCAAGAATATAACACACCAGTAATTTTATTAAAAAACTTGTATTATAAGTCTGTAGTGTCTAAAGTTTTGAGTATTTCTTCTGGCAACCAATACTTTGAATCATCGCCTCTTATTGGTAGATGGTATTCTAATTTAGAGAGTTTCTTTCTAAATCCATCTAGAGATGTATTTGCTGGTAAATTACCAGAGAATTTGGGATTAATAGCAACAGGGCAATCAAACAACAGAAGTTTAAAAGTTCATGGCCAGATTTTGAGCAATATTGCAGATATTTTTCCAAAGCCAGTAAAGTATGATAGTTATCCGATATACAATAAAGGGTTTGTAGTAAGGTATCATTTTATACCACCAGAGCCATTAACTAGAAGAATATATGCAATTGACGTTTCATTAGATTGGAGCGATTTAAGAGATTCATTCATCCAACAGGTCGAAGATCAGAAATTTCAAGATCCAACTAGCAAAATAATTGATGGCGGTGACTACGTTTCTTATCAGAAATCATTAGGATTTTACGGAGATTAAAGATGCGATCTGCAACTAGATTGGGCGACTATTGCTCTGGCCATGGCTGTTATCCACCAAGACCAAACATTGAAGGTTCACCAGATGTTTTTATCAACAACAGATCATCCCATCGTCAAACAGATGGCTGGGCCGACCATGTTTGTGGTGACGAAAGGCATATTGGCGCTAAAACTTCTACTGGATCTAGTTCCGTATATGTAAATGGTCTTCAAGCTGCAAGATTGGGTGATCCCGTTGACTGTGGATCTGCGTGTATACAAGGAAGCCCAAATACTTTTATAGGTGGTTAAAAACTTAGATAAATAAATTTGATGCCAAAATATATAGATCTAGATCTAGATTTTAAGAGAAATCCAGTAAGTGGTGATATTGGGTTCAAATACGACGCTGAAGCTGTTAAAAGAAGCGTTCGTAATCTTATACTATTGCAATTTTACGAAAAGCCATTTCACCCAGAGATTAATAGCAAGATAACTTCTACTTTATTTGAATTTCCTGATAGTCCAAACACAGAATATATCTTGAAAGAAGCGATCGGTAAAATAATAAAGGACTACGAGCCAAGAGTACAAAAATACGACATTAAGGTCTATTTTAGCCCAGATAACAATCTATTGGCAGCTGAAATAGCTTTTACAATCTATAATATACCAGAAGTAGCCATAGTAAGAGTTCCTTTGGTAAGGACCAGATAAAATGACAAACCGATCAGATATAAGTATAAATTCAATTGACTTCGATGGTATTAAGTCAAGTCTAAAGGCATTTCTTCAATCTCAAGATACATTCAGAGATTATAACTTTGAAGGTGCCGGTCTAAACATAATGCTAGACATTCTTGCTGCCAATACACACTATCAAGCATTTTATGCTAACATGGTAGCAAATGAAGCATTTCTTGATAGTTGCCGTACTATACAATCTGCTGCCAGTATTTCTAAGCATCTCAATTATGTACCAAGATCTTATCGCGGTGCAATAACTTATGTTGACGTATACTATAATAGTTTGACAGAAGACCAACAAAATTTGGTAATAAATGGTACACCACTATATTTACTAAGAGGCACTACATTTACTGCCAAAGACGCTAGTGGCAGAAACATGTCGTTTGTGGCTACAGACAATTATGAAATCGAATATCAGTCTGGGCAATTTGTTGCAAAGAATGTAGAAATAAAACAAGGCACATATTCTTCTGTGTCTTATGTTGCAGATAATAACAACGAATCTTTAAAGTATATCATACCAGATCCAACTGTTGATACAACAACTATATTAGTAAGAGTTCAGAAATCTATTACTGATACTCAAGGCAACGAATATATATGGAAAGAATCTACTGACGTTAATACTTTGAATAGCGAATCCAAAGTATACTTCGTTCAAAGATACGAAGATAAATATGAAATTTATTTTGGCGACGGTATTCTTGGTAAGAGCCCAGACAACGGCAATTTAATAAGCGTTACATATCTTACTACACTGGGCGAGCAAGGTAATGGTATAGGTAGAAATGAAACAAGCCTTGTTCAGACATTCACAAATGCCTCTGATTCTACGTCAACAGTAAAGATAGTGCAAAATGATGATGGTACATATCCAGTAACATACGGCGGCACGTATATAGAAGATTTGAGTAGCATAAAGTATTATGCACCAAAGAATTATCAGGCTCAAGACAGAGCAGTTACATCTGACGACTATCGGACTCTTATAGCAAGAGAATATAGCGAAGGCGCAGATAGTGTGTTTGTTTGGGGTGGCGAAGATAACGAACCACCAATATATGGTAAGGTCTTCATATCTCTTAAACCAACAAACGCTCTTAAATTTACCCAATCAGAAAAATCTGCGATTGCAAGAAATATTATAAAAAGCAGAAATTTAATTAGCATTACACCAGAAATAGTAGATCCAGAATACATCTATCTCATAATAAATTGCAATGTTAGTTACGACCAAAGTAAGACTAATCTAACACCAAAGGCTATGCAGCAATTGGTTTCTACTTACATAACAACATATGGCGACTTGTATTTAGATAAGTTTGATAGAAACTTTAGATATTCTAATTTCTTGTCTTATATTGATGACATTAATCCATCTATATTAAGCAGCGATACAGATATTAATCTTATGAAAACAATTGATCCAAGATTTAACATTTCTAGTAACTACACAATAAACTATAATAACCAACTATATCACCCGATTGACAGTTATACATCTATTGTAACTAGCAATGGATTTGGTTATATTGATAGTGATGGTGAAGACGTAGATTGTTATCTAGAAGACGATGGGTTGGGCACTGTGAAAATATATAAACTAATTGACCAAGAAAAAATCTATGTCAAAGAGTCTGCTGGTACAATCGATTATGACACCGGCAAATTAGTATTAGTTAACTTTAGACCTACTAGACTGTCAAACATAATAGATTCAGAGATAAAGATAACAGTAATACCCAATAAACGAGATGTAATATCTAAGAGAAATCAAATAGTAACAATAGATTACAACAATATAACTGTAACTTGTTCTCCTGAATCTATAAGATCTGATCCATATTCGTCTGGTGCAAATTTCCCATATTCAACTGGAACATAAATGTCAACTGGCAATAACATATCCGCCATTATAAATTACAGAATACCGCAATTTGTGCGGCTAGATCACCCTACATTTACAGCTTTTATCAAAGCGTATTATGAATGGACAGAAACCCAAGGATGTAGTTTGCGCAACATGCTAGAACTTGGCAACGCTATAGACATTGATACAACATTTGATGAATTCATATCTAGCTTTAAGAACCAATATTTGAATGGGTTTCCAGAAACTCTTGCTATCAATAAAGATACCGGTGCACCATTAGATGAAAGAAAATTGATAAAGAATATTAAGCAGTTTTATAGAGCAAGAGGTACAGAAAAAACATATGAACTTCTTTTTAGAATATTATACGATACAAACGTAGAATTTTATTATCCTAAATTAGATATTCTTAGAGTTAGTGACGGTAAATGGACCCAAAAGAAGACAATAAGAACAAGTAGCAGTCTTGGCTCCAATTGCTTTAGATCTCTTGGTAAGAAAATATATCAAGTAAACAGTTCTGGTACTGTTATATCTTCGGCATTCGTTGAGAATGTTTCTAGATATCAGCTTGGTGTATTTGAAGTATCTGAATATGAATTGACTGGCGTAAGTGGCACGTTTGTGGCAAATCAGCCAGTAATGTTCAATGACGGCATAGAAATACTAACAGAATCTAAAGCGTATTCAATCATTTCTTCAATAAGCATAATAAGCGGTGGATCTAACTATAGAGTTGGTGATAAGCTAGTTTTCACTACCAGCATAAATGATGTTGGCCAAAAAGCAGAAGCAGAGGTTTCTCAGGTTTCATCTACTGG